GCCGGCGCCCGCCGCCGGGATGCCGGTCAAGTTCGCGCCGCTGATCCCGCCGTACTTGATCGCCAGGTTGCCGATGTTGGCCCAGCCGCCAGACGCGCCGCCGTCGGCCGTAAACGGGCTCGCGTCGGTGATCGGGATTGTCGTGGCGCCGGCGGCGACGGTCTGATTCCCGCCGACGACGACGCCGCTGGTGTCGGTCGCGGGGGCATTCGCGCCGAGCGTCGCGTCGGCCGCGGTGTCGATCAGCGGGTCGGTCGGGTTCGTCGCGAGTAGCTTGAGCTGCGCGCCATTGACCGCGGAGCGATAGAGCTTGCGGCCCGTGAACCCCGTCGACGGCAGCGTCGGCAGCGCCGAGATTCTTGCCGCGTTGAACACCGCGACCGGGCCCGTCGGATACCGGAAGATCCCGCCGTTCGCGGAATCCTCATACAGCAGATCGGCGTCGGTCATTTGATTCGCGGTGTCGAGCCAGCCCCCCGACGACACACACCCGCTCCAAAACTGCTCGCGGTACCACGTCGCGCCCCCGTCGACCGTGCGGTAGACGTACGTCATTTCGATCCGGCCCGCCGCTCCCGTCGTGAGCCCCGTGTAGTAATACAACCCGTTCGTCGGATCGATCCACGCCGACCCGACAAAAATCTCGTACCGCCGGTCGTTGCAGACGACGTACGGCGTCGGCGGCCCGAGCGAATAGCCGCCCCCCTCGTACCACAGCGCGATCCGCCACGAGTAATTGCCGCCCGTCGTCTTGCCCTGATAGTCGGCGTAATAACCCGGCCGTACCGTTGTCGCTTTCAACGTCGGCGCGCTGCCGCCGATAGCGACCGACCGCGTCGGCCCGGGCGCGGTTTCGCCGACGGCATTCGTGAACGTGATCGCGTACTGATACGTGCCCGACCCGAGCCCCGCCCCGCTGCGCGCGACCACGTCTGGCGCGCTCGTCGGGGCAATACCGACCCCGACGAGTGCCCCCTTACCCCCGCGGCCGCGCACGCCGGTATAGGCGACGCGCTGCGCCGCCACTTCGACCAGGCCGCCGGCGTCGCTGTACCACGCGTCGTCGGTGATCGGCAGTTCGGCGGCGCCGGCCGGCAGGTCGATCGCCGCGGCCCCGCCGCCCCCGCGCGCCAGGATCCGCGTCACCACCTGGCTGAGATCTTCGGATAGCTGGTGATCGCGCGAGCTGCGCGCGTCGGCGTCGGTAATCGGCGCCGCGGTGTCGGCCGCGCTGAAAAACACACGCACGACGCCGTTGTAGTCCTGCGACCAGTACGCCCCGATCCGCTCACAGACCGCCGTCAGGCACGATGCGACGGTTTCATTGGTAAAGGAGATCTCGTCAATGATCGGGTTCCCGACGGTCGAGTCCAGTACCGTGCCCGTGGCGAAGCGGTGCAGGACATCCAGAATCAGGTTGGACGCGCCCGCGCCGACGTAGCGCGCCAGGACGCGCCGGCGATTTAGCAACCAGGTCGGGTCGATCAGTTGCAGGTCATAGGCGACGTTCTGTTTGAGCGATTCGTACAGGACCGTGGTTTCCAGAATGCGCCCGCCGAACAGTTGGGTCTGTATGGATCGGTCGCCCTGGTACAGCTCGAACCGCTGCCCGGCGACCGGCGCGAACCCGTGGACGCGGACGCTGCCGGTGTCGGGCGCATCGTTCAGGACATGCTGGACGGCTGCGCCCTCGATCCGCACGTAACGCGTGCGGTCGGCGCCGCCGATGATCGCCAGCGGGATCGGTTCGTAATAGTTCAGCCGCGCGGCATTCAGCCGCATCACGTTCAGCCGCGCGCAGCCGGGAATGTGGGCGTGCGACGGCATCTAGAACCGCACGCCCTGGCGCCGCATCTCGTCGACGATCTTTTTCGAGATGTCGCCGGCCTCGGTGCTGTTGACGGTGACGTTCAGGCTGTTGCCGGTCGACGCCATCGTCGGCAGCAGCGTCTTTTGCTGGTTGCGGAAGTTGTACGGGTCGAGGCCGATCTGCGGGCCGGTGGCGACGCCGGCCGCCTGGTAGGCGTCGAAGAGCGCCTTTCCGGCCTGCAGCTTTTCAAACAGGCTGTCGGTCTGATGCACGGCGCTCGACATCGCGACCGACAGCCGCTCCGTCGACGCCGTCGCCTGGTCGACCGGGGGCGGCACCTGCTGCCACGCCTGCGCCATCGCCTGCGTTTCGGCCTCGTACGCCGCCGTTTCGTCGGTCATCTTTTTGATGTCGGCGACGATCGCGTCGGCCGTCACCGTGAACTTGGTCCCGATGTTCGCAAACTCCGACCCCAGCCCGGTGACGACCGGGCCGATCGACACGGTCGCGTTGTAGAGATCGCGCATGGCTTGCGGGGCGATCTCGCCCGTGCGGGTATACGCGGCGATGGCCTCGCCCAGGACGGCGTTGAGCTTGGTTTGTTCCTCTTGCGTCATCCGCGTGAGGTTCGCCGTGCTGCCCAGCGCGGTGATGTATTGCTGCGCCTGCGTGATCGTGTCGGTGCCGAACATTTGATCACGCAGTTTCTGCTGCGCCGCCGCCGCCGCTTCGGTCTTGCGGGTCGCTTCGTCCTGCGCGGCGGTCTGCGCTTTCGTCTTGGTGACGTAGTACTCGATCGCCTCGGCGGTCATCCCGTATTGCTTCTCGAGTTGCTTGGTCGTCGCGGTGTGATTCTCGAGCGCCGCCGTGATCGCGGGCAGCTCCTGCCGATGCTTGCGGATTTCCTGCTCCCACAGCGCCTGGCGATGGATTGCCGTGTCGACCGCGGCGGTGTGCCCCTTGACCGCGTCGTAATTGATCTTGATCGCCTCGGTCATGTCGGTGATCTGGCGGCCGGCATTCTTCGACGCCTGGGCGAGTACGTCCGCTTTCGCGCCGGCCTCCTGCGCCGCGACATCGCCAAACCCCAGCAGGCTGGCGGTCAGCTTGCCGATGGCGGCGTCGGCGCCGGTGATGTCGGCGATCCAGCGCCCGACCTGCCAGCCGGCGAGCGCCGCGCCGGCGACCGCGCCGGCCGTGCCCAGCGCGCCCAACTCTTTCGCGCTCTTGCCGGACACCTGGCTGATTTCTTCGATCGCGGCGATCGGCTTCGACAGCGACACGCCCATCGCATTCGCCGACTGATCGACCAGGCGCAGCCCCTTCGACAGGTCGGTGAGGCCGCTGGTTTTCTTGCCGACGCCGTCGACCTCCGCGCCGGTTTTCGCGAGCGTCGCGCCGGTCTTTTTCGCTTCGGCGTCCATCACGCCCAGCGCGGCGCTGGCCTTGGTGGCCTCGTTGACGAAATCCGAGAAATCGGCCTGGAGCGCGCCGGTTAGAGCCATCGCGTCACCGCCCCTGCGACCGCGCCAGGTCGGCGGTCAAGATGTCGAATACGTGTTCAGGCAAGTGCTGCACGGTGTCCCAGCTCAGGCCGGTGATCCGGCATACGGCGAGATCGTTACGGACGGCGCGTCGATAGACGCGGTTTTTTTTAGATCCTCGATCGCCGTCAGGTTCCGATCGTGATGCGCCTCGATCGCGCGCTGCACCTCCAGCGCGGCGAACTGGCGCAGGTTGCGAAACGCGTCCTGGAGCGCGTCGGGGGTCAGCCCGCGAATAGCGATCGCCTGCCCCTGCGCGTCGGTCAGCGTCCAGTCCACCAGATAGGCGACCGCCAGGCCGTCGAAAAACCGCTCGACGTTGCGCTGCAGCGTGCCGTCGGCCGACTCCGAATAGATCCGGCTGCGCATGTCGTTGAACTGCCCGTGCGTCAGCTCGTCCCAAACCGTCACGGACCAGCCATAGGCCAGCGGCAGCGTCACCGTGCGCGGCATCACGACAGCAGGAATCATCGGCCCTCCGGTGGCCCTAGACTCGCGGTCAGGGCATTGCCATTTACCTGGAGCGTTTTCGGCAGGACAGGGAAACACCAGAGCCCGGCCGGCTTCGCCAGGCGCGGCGCCTGGAACAGCAGCGGGATCTGGCGCAGGCGGTAACTGTCGGCGCGCTCGACCCGCGCCGACAGGGACCAGCAGAAGTTCGCATCACGCGCCACAGACCAGCGGCCCAGGACGGCGGCGTCGCCGGCGCCCCAGACGATGGATCCCCGCTGCCCGCCAAACGTGACGGTCTGGAAAAATCCCGGCACGGCGGCGCCGCCCTACGCGGCGTCGCGTTCGCGGCTGCGATCGGCCAGCCGTGCGGCCAGCGCCGCGGTCGGCAGCGTCCAGGGGCCGCCCGCCATGAACGTCCCCGACAGCGCCGGCGCGCCCTCGACATCGGTGTCGAGTTCGGCGTCCATGTAGGCCAGGCCGCTGAACTTATGCGGGGTCAGCGCGCTGGGATCGTTCGAGTGCGGGATCAGTTCGAGCAGTCCGGGCGCCGTCAGCGCCGTCGCCTCGATCAGCGACATATCGTCGCTGTTCCAGAACCCGGCCAGCGTGCCGCTGATATCCCGCATCCCGGGGATATAGACGCGGTTCGTGTCCTGAAAGCACGTCACGTTGATTTTTTCGGTGGCGAGGGACAGCGTGAACGACTTGATCGACGCCAGCGCGACCGCCGTCGCGCCGCCCGTCGGATCCCATTTCACCAGGCCGTCACGTCCTGCGAGAATCATGATGTGGTCCTTCCTTAGACCGTCGGCGCGACTTGCACCCGATAGCGCCCGCCGTGATGCTGCCATCGGATCGACTTGTCACTCGGATCGAGTTCGCCGGGGTCGCGGATGCGCTCAACCCGCACCGTCGACAGCCAGCCGTAGCCCGGCACCGTCAGCGGCTGGTCCTCGAGCAGCGCGTCGATGCGCGCCGCGGCGTCGGTGGCCGGCGCCATTGCGCTGGTCTGCACCACCGCCTGTACCGCATACGTCACCACTTCGATCGCCCGCCGCTGCGCCGGTGTTTCCGCGAACACGCTGATATCGGCGGTCTCGTCGATCGTCACCAGCGCGAACGCCGTTTTCCCTTGCGGCGCGACGCCAAAATGCACGCCGCCCGGCAACAGCGCCGCCAGCGTCGCATCGGCGGCCAGGTGCGTAATCAGCGCCGTATCGACCGCGCTCGAGTCAGCCACCGGAGACCGTCAGCCCTTCCGCGCGCATGATCGCGGCGACCCGCGGCACGATCTGTTCGCGAGCTTTCATCACCCGCGGGACGAAGATCCGGCCGGTCGGCGCATGCGGGATCGCGCCGCGGTTCGCGTGCGTTTTCTTGGTCTGCCGGCGCTTCGTCCCAAACTCATAGCCCGCCGACCAGCGCACCCGGTTCGCGATCACGACGCGCGCCTTGTTCTTCTGCGGCGTCGACCGGACCACCATGCCGGCGGCGAGCTGCCCGGTCCCCCCGAGCGCGCTGTACGCCCCGCCGATGTCGGCCGCCACCGTTGAGGCCAGCGCCACCAGCGCCGCCTGCGCCCGCGCCGCCAGGAAGGACGGCAGCTGTTTGAACTTCGACTGCTGCACCGCGACGCCGCCCAGGGTGAACTTGATCACGGCCGGGTCTCCGCGGCGACCAGCACGAGTTCCCGGCGCGCTTCGTCGGGGTCGCGCAGGCCGAGCACCTGGAACACCCGCGGCCCGCGGTCGGGGTCGACATAGGTCAACCGCGTTTCCACCGTCACGCCCGGGTGATACGGCAGCGTCACCTGGTGCGTCCCGCCGGCGACGATGGTGTCGGCGGTCTGCCGCTCCATGTCCGCGGCCGCGAGCGCGTCGAGCGCCGCCCAGGCCGTCGGCGGATTGAGCGGCGCCCAGGTCTCGGTGTAGCCGCCGGCGCCGTCGGGCACC